CTACCATTTAGATAAGGGTACGTGGAAGCTTACCGTATTCTCCGGCGATGTAGAGATTAGAAAAACGCAGGACTCGCCATTTCTTGACGAGGACAAGCTTCCAATGAACCCTATGGAGCTTGTATCAGCCAATATCAGTCGTGATAATAATAGATACGGGGAGGTGGCAGGCTTTCTGTCACAGCAGGACGAGATCAACCACCGCAGAAGTAAATTCCTGCACTGGAACTCTACGCGGCAGACTTACGGAAATGAGACTTCGGTTAAAGACATTCCTAGCCTCAAAAGAGAGCTTTCCAAGCCTGATGGTCACATTGAATTGCAAGCCGGTGCTGAGTTTGGCAAAGACTTCGGCATTATGCAGAATCAGGACTTATCCTCGGCTCAGTTTAACCTTTATCTTGACGCAAAGCAGGAATTAGATGCGGTATCTGCTAATGCGCAGATGGCGGGTGATCGTCAAGGCGATTTATCAGGCAAGGCGATAGGAAAACTACAGCAAGCCGGAACGATTGAGCTAAATCGCCAGTATTCGCAGCTAGCCTCATGGGAAAACCGAGTGCATACCCAGGTATGGGCAAGAATAAAGCAGTTCTGGAACGATGAAAAGTTTATCCGCGTAACCGATGACCAAGACGCTCTTCGATGGGTTGGTCTTAACTCTAAGGTAACGGCTGAGACTTTGCTGATGGAGTCCTCTGAGGATGCCTCTCTACCCCCCGATGTTCGTCAACAGTACGCGCAGACCCTTCAAATACTGCGTCAAACACAGAATCCAAGGCTTAATGAGATTGTCGAAACCCGAAATCCAACATCCGAGCTAGATGTGGACATTATTATTGAACAATCCTTCGACGTAATTAACGCTGAGCAGGAACAGTTTGAGATGATGGCGCAATTCGCCAACGGAACGGATATTGACATTCTTGACCTGATTGAATTGTCGCAAATTCGCGGCAAGGATGAACTGATTAAGAAGATCGAGCGAAAGCGCGGGGAGCGCGCACAGGCTCAATCACAATCCGCACAGGCCGAGCAGCAGTTAGTTCAGGCCGAGCGAATGGCTAAGATCAAGCAGGGAGAGGCTAAGGCTGAGAATATCGGCGCAGACACCCTTACTAAGCATATTAAGGCCATTACAGGCCAGCTTGAGAATGCAAATTTACAACGTAACCCTGATAGCGAAGTTCAGGTATCCGTATGATTACAGCAGTAACCGCACCACTGGCAGCCGCAGAAACGGGCTTCATAAGTACCGCCGAACTTTAATTGGGCGTTAGGAGATGGAAATGACTGATGATTTTGATCGCAATGTGTTCGCTGATGATTTGGACGATAAAGTAGCTGTAGTAGAGCCAGCACCCGAAGCTGAAAAGGTCGAGATAGTGGAGGCGACGACTGCCCCCGAGGACAAAGACAAAATCATAGAAGGTCTACACAAGGCAAGAGATGCAGAAAGACACAAGCGGCAAGAGTTAGAGAGGAAGTACGCGCAGCCAAAGGCTCCAGAAGTGGTGCCTGACCCTGTGACCGACCCCGATGAATATACGAGTTATCTTCTAGGGAAAGGTGATGCAAAAATACTAAGGTTGAAGATAGAGCAATCTCAAGAAATGATGCGAGAATCGGCAGAAGACTATGAAGACAAGGAAAAGGTCTTTCTGTCACTGATCGCGGATGAGAACGGCAATGTTACTGACCAGAAGTTGCTTGCAGAGTTTAACAAATCTCTAAATCCCGCGAAATTTGCTTATAACCACGCCAAGAAGCACTTGGATTATGTCGATAAGACTAGCGACGATTACGAAGCTAAGATTAGAGCCAGAATCGCAGCGGAGCTTTTGGCGGATTACAAGGCAAAAGGTCTTGGCGCATTAGACTTGCCCAACTTAACTAACGCAGCAGCCGCAGCGTCGAACACAGAAAAGCTTGCCGACTATAAGGACGACAGCTACCTGTGGGGCGACTAAAGGCTAGTAGGAACTTAACATGGCACAAAGCACAGTAAGCGCAGCAAATGAAGTAACCCACTTTCAAAAGAAAGTAAACCGCGAGTACGTTCGTGGCGGTAAGTTTAAGGCTTACATCGGAGCGGATGAGAATTCCGTTATTCAAACCAACTCTGACCTTAAAAAGCACTCTATCCCCTTGATTGCAAAATTATCGGGTGCTGGTGTTACTGCCTCTGGTACGCTCAGTGGCAACGAAGAATCGCTTAGCAATTACGAGATGTCGTTTACGCCAAGCTATGACCGAAATGCGGTTAAAGTGAATGATGAAGAAAATGAGAAATCAGAATTTTCATTGTTTACCGAAGCCAATCCTGCTCTGAAAAATTGGAGCATGGAGCTTAAGCGCAACAAGATCATCCAGGCTATGGGCGCAATCACAGTGAACGCTGCTGGTGACGCTCTGAACTACGGTGGTACTGTTGGCGCCAAAGGCTCTGCTGCCGCAACCGCTGGCAACATGGACACATGGAACACCAACAACGGTGATCGAATTCTTTACGGTAAGCTCAAATCTAACCGTACCGCAGGCGATCACACTACGTCCTTGGCAACCATCGACACCACCAATGACAAGATGACCGCAGGCATGGTTACTCTCCTAAAGAGAATGGCTGGCCTTGCGAATCCTCTGATTCGTCCTCTGTACGTTCGTGATGATGAGCCGTGGTACGTGCTGTTTCTTGGCTCTTTCGCTTTCCGCGATTTGAACGAAGATACCGTGATTAGCGCCGCTAACCGTGAGGCACGTGCGCGTGGCGTGAACACAGGCAACCCAATCTTTGAGGGCGGCGATTTGCTGTACAACGGCGTAATCATCCGCGAAATCCCTGAGATTGATTCACTGTTTATCGACGGTGACGGTCTTGGTGGCCCGTTTGATGGCGTGTGGGGTGCTAACGCGGCCTCTGGTGACGGCCTTGATAACGGCGGAGACTCTGCCACGCGTGTCGGTATTGGCTTCCTGTGTGGCGCGCAAGCGGTATGCTTTGGGCGTGGCCGTGATGCGATGATGACCCGTGACAAGAACGATGACTACGGCTTTAACAAAGGCGTTGGTATTGCTCTTAAGCACGACTTTAAGAAATTCCATTACAACCTAAAGCAGCACGGAATGGTTACATCTTTCCACAGTGCCGCTGCTGACGCATAAGGAGTAAGTTATGGCTACTATATTATCTGACCAATACGGCGGGGTTGTACCTGGTTTTGGCGAAGGCGGTAACTTGAAAGTCTTGATTGGCTCTAAGACGTTTACTGTGGCCCCCTCCGCTGCTGATGTTGTCAAAATGTTCGTCATTCCCAAGGGCTTTACGCCTTTGTACGGATGGCTTACAGGTGATGACATTGATACCGGTACTGAGGCTCTTGAACTGGATGTCGGTGTTACCGGCGCCACGACTAAGTACCTCAACTCTGGTGTAATCACTGGTGACACAATCGCCAATGAGAAAATCACTGTGGGTATCAAGATTCCTCTGGGAGAGGACTTAATGCTGGTTAAACCGACTGCTGTTACTGCGGATATTGACTGTCTAGTTACAGTTACAGCGGCAGCAGCAGCGGGTGGAACAGGAACTATCACAGTAGTTTTGTGTGGTGTTTTAAATGATCCACGGATTGTTGCTTAATTAAGTCGGGGGCTGCTTCGGTGGCCCCTTTCTTTTTGGAGAAGAGTATGAAATTTCAGTATATTCCCCAAGGCGCTCAGCCGCCTGAAAATATCGTATTTATGGGCCAGATTGAATTTACTCTCAATGGCGATAGTGTTGAAGTCACTGATGAGTTCATGATTAAAAAGCTACTTGGAAATTCCAGCTTCAAGGTGATTAAAGAAGAATCTAAAACCTTAAAGCTAAAGACCCACAGGCACTAGGATCACACATGGCAACCTTGGCAGATGTACGCAACATAAGCGCTGGACTGCTTGGCCGCAGAAGGCTAGGTCAGGCAATCAATGACGCCATTAAAACTCGCTTAGACCAGTCTTATAGCTATGTCTATGCCGACCTTAAAGACCAAAGAATCGCGGTGTGGTCATCTGCTAGCGGCACGACTATTCCTGATGCTGTGGCCCCTCATGTGGCCGCTATGATGGCATTTGAGGCAACCTCTGACGTAGGGGTAGATCAGGCGCACATGCAAAGGATACTAATGAAGAAGGCCGAAGCCTTGCCTGCTATTAAGCGATTCGCAAAAGCCGACTATGAGTCTATGGATGAGCCGGAGGACTTCTAATGCGCGCACAAGTTATATTAGCCGGCGGCTCGCACAAACACACCGACCTAAGCCTGACCGCTCAGCGCACTATCAATTTCTTTCCGCAGCGCCAAGAGGCGGGAAACGAGAAGTCTCCCTATATTCTTGAGTCATTCTATGGACTAAAGCCCTTTGCCACCAGCAGTGGCCTTAACAGGGGTATTTATGCACACTTAGAGATACTGTACGTCTTGCTAGGCACCACTCTTTCCTCTGTCAGTTCTGCGGGTGTTTTGACCACCCTTGGCACTATACCGGGCGATGGAAGGGCTGTATTTGAGGGTATAGGCACCTCAATCGTAATCGTGGCCGATGGTGTAGCTTACTCATGGGATGGGAGTACGTTTTCTACCGCCTCCGACACTGACTTTGAAACGCCCAATGCCGTTACGGTAATCAACAACCAAGCTCTTTACGATGGCGATAATGGACGCTTTGCTGTGTCTGACGTTGGCCAACCATTAGTCATCAACGCCTTGAACTTCGGCA